TAGCGGCTTTTTTTTGCCTAAAATGTCAGATCGGCTATACTTCGTTATGGTAGATCGGCAGGGCAGCCTCGCGCTGGCCGTTTCTCTGAGTACGGTTTTCCTAGCCTTGTCGGTCTGCCACCATTACCCTAGGAAAGTAGTGGGGGTAGGTTTGCTAAAACTTACTCAGAGTATTCATCATGAAAAAATCTATTCAAATCATCGAACACACGCCTATCTACGATTTAGAAGCGTTTAAACAACGCCAGAAAAAGCACAAGATTCACCAATTATTCAAAAACTTTATCGACACCTTCACGTTCTTATGTGCAGTCTTTATGACTTTCTCTATATTATTCATAGGGGGATAAGCTCATGACGACACTCGAATTACAAAATGCTGTATTCATTCAAAATGATCAAATCAAAACTGACAGTCTTAAAGTCGCTGAGATTTTTGGTAAACCCCATAAAGACGTATTACAAAAGATCAAAACCTTGGATTGTTCAGAGGAATTCACTGAGCGAAATTTTTCGCTCAGCGATTACTTAGATAAATCTGGACGTTCATTGCCCATGTATGAAATGACCAAAGATGGCTTTATCTTTCTGGCAATGGGATATACAGGTTCAAAAGCAGCTCAGATCAAAGAAGCTTACATAAAGGCTTTCAACCAAATGGCTGAGCTGCTCTTAAAACAGCGAAATCAATTGCAAACAATACAAGTTGGATCGGTAGTTCAATTACGCTCAGGTAGTCCAAATTTAACTGTAAATAATATTTTCGATGATATTGCTGAAGTGATCTGGTTTAGAGGAGGGCGTATTGTTCGCGAACATCTTCCGATTAGTTGCTTAAGTTTGGGGGAAAGCGATCAACTTGCACCAAATGTTGCAAGTTCACTTGAGTCATTTTGGTCAAACATGTACACCCATGGCATTCACAACTTTAATCACAGTAATAGAACCGATCAAATTGCGATTAACCTTACACAAGTTCTAGACCTATTCCCCAATCTTTTTAAACGTCCGGATCTAATCCAGACCTTACCTCACAGTAAACCGCCATATCCTAAGTATTTGGAACACAATATTGCAATTCAGAGCAGGTTGGAACGTAAAACGATTCGTTGTTGGATATTTACAAGTAGTCAACCTACCATGATTGATGTCGGTCGCTAAGGGGAATGATGATGAACGAAAATATTATTCCCTATGTGCCTATCGCGCCTCGGGTACAAGCTACAAATGAAAAAAGCCGTTTACTTTGCGAACAATTATTTTTGCTCATAGATAGCGTGACCAGTAGTCAAATTCTTTTTAATCATCAAACTGATAAGGGTTACTTATCAATTTGTCCCGATCAAATTAATGATTTGATTGAAGAACTGTCAAAAACTGATCATTCATTTAAAAAAATCGATGTAAATTTATTAAATTCTTCGCTAAAAGATCTTATTTATCCTAAGTTTAATGGAGAACACACCATTATCAGCCCGATCTGGAACAACACAGAGGTACGGGTTTGGCAATTTCAATTAAATCAAATTGCTAATGGGGTAGATATGGAACTTTTAATGAATGATGCAGAATTGAACTTAGATATGGCATTAAGTACTTTGCGCGTCTGGAGAAATTCTTTAGAAGCTTCGGTCGGAGATAAGCAGGTTATTTATAATAATAATGACCTGATTTATAAATTATTGGACTTAGAGCAACGATTGCAAATAGTTCAGCAAAAGTTAGAGGAATAGATAAAAAGCCCACTGTAAAAGGTGGGCTTTTTTAATGGCTGATCATTCTTTATTTTCGACTTCTTTCGCATAAACAGAACTTAAACGTAGTAAAGCTTCCTGAGCTTCAGGGCTAAGCTGTCTATATGCTTTTAATAACAAACTTTCTTCACTTGTAAGACCACTAAAGTCTGGATCAATGCCAAGCAATACATAACGGATATCTATTCCCTGTTTTTGTAGTTTTGCTAGGTAAACCCACTGATCTGGCACTTTGTTGCGGACATAGTTACCTAACGTATTTTCATGGGCATCGATACTGCGTGAAAGCGGTTTTGCTCTCAAATTTTTACGCTCCAGCTCTTCTGTGAACCTTTGTGTAATCTCTACAGCCAAATTTTCGGACATATATTTCACCGATATATATTGAAAGACTAAATATTTATGCTATAGTGATTCGTAGCACATCACTATAACCGTAGGATACTGTATGAGTACAGAAACTTCACCTTCTAATCGTTCCCGATCAAAAAAGATCAGTGGTGGACGTATTCCATGCATTGTCTATCTACCAAAAGAGGAAGTTAAGGCAATCGATCAAGAAGTAGAGGAAACCGATTCCAGTCGCTCAAGTGTCATCGCAAGAATTTATTACTTGGGTAAAAAGCAAACTCCAAACAATGAGGACCAAAACCAATGAGTTTGAAGAAACAAAAACGGGATAACCGTTACAACGTCAATCTGACTAATGATGAGTCTGATCTTTTTAAAATTGTCTCACGGCTTACTGGTGTTAATCCTGGTGTAATCATGCGCCAGCTTGTAATGAAACAGGCATTAGCATTGCTAATTGCAGAAGACATTCAAGATAACTTTAGCTTAGACAGTTACTTAAAAAAAGGCGCATCAGATCACCTTTCTAGGAGCTGAATTGATGCCCACACAAGAAATCGCTCTTTCGGATAAAGAGAAGGAAATTGTACAGGAAGTGCAAAAGGCCCTAGGTCTACCAACTATTGAAGAAACCATTGAGTACCTTGCCAGAGAAAGGATCCAAGAATTACTTGGAAAATTAGCAGGGCAGGAACTTAGAAAAACCAATCGGCATTTATTTTAAGGCAGTTTATTGAAAATGATGTTTCCAGAAACCAAAGCTTTAGTAGTAGAGAAGTTAAAAGATGTCTACGGCTTCAAAGTAAAAGGCAACAATAAATTGCGTGGTAGATGCCCTGATTGTAACCATAAGGAAGCATCAGCTTGGGTATATCCTGAGGAACCGTGGGTAGTTTTCTGCCCACGTAAAAACGAATGTGGTAAAGAAAACCACATTCGTGATTTATTCCCTGAATTATTTGAAAAATGGGAAAAACGATTTGAACCCACTCCTGAAGATCCGAATAAAACTGTAAACGCTTACCTTGTCGAAGGTCGTGGATTCCCTCTAGAACCATTAAAGGGTCTATACACACAAGAAAGTATTACCCGTTATAAGCCTAAGAAAACCACTTCTATTACATTAAGATTCCCAATCACAGATGAAGAAGGGAATCCAGGATGGTGGCAGCGTGTTCTAGATGAACAAGGCGTTTTGCCAAAAACCACATTTAAAGAAGAATGGTCTTCAGCAGGCCATGCATGGATGACACCAAATACAAACTACATCGAGTCAAAAGAGATCTGGATTACTGAAGGTATCTTTGACACGATCGCTCTTTGGTTATCAGGCATTACTAGCTTTTCAGCTTTATCTGCTGGAAATTACCCTAAAATTTTCCTCAATCACATTGCAATGAAATGTGCTGAACAAGAGCTGCCATTACCAAAGCTTGTGTGGGCATACGACAACGATAATGCTGGGCATGAGGGTATAAGAAAAAACATAGCTTTAGCTGAAGAACTCGGCTTCGAGTCTGAAGCTGCACTTCCTCCTAGTGGGCGTAAAAAAACAGACTGGAATGACCTTTATAAACAAGATCGTCTTAAATTCTCGGATATAGAAACATATAAATACTATGGTTCTTTATTAATCGCTGAGGAGCCTGTGGATAAAGGCATACTTATCTACAAGCGTTACGGTACTAAGTCATTTCCATTTGATTTTAATAACTGTGTTTATTGGTTCAAATTAAACATGGATAAATACGATGACTACATGAAAGGTATCGATTTTGAGCCGAGTGATAATGAAGATTGGGCACAAGAGGAAAAAGACCAAGCTACATCTGAACGTCGTGAAGCAGCTATTCAGCATGCTGCAGATGTAGAAATTATGATGGAATGCCGACCACATGGGCTTTACTACCAATACCAAAAAGAAATTGATGAAGCAGATTATTACTTCCAAATAGATTTTCCGCGTGGTGCGAAGACGATTAAAAATACATTTAGTCCTTCCCACATCTCTTCAGCTCCAGAGTTTGGTAAGCGACTTTTACATGTTGCACCTGGTGTTTTTTATGAAGGTAACAGTAAGCAATTACTCGCTTTTTTAAAGCGGGAGCTCAAAGATATTAAGCGTGTTCAGCTTATTGATTATGTGGGATATCACGCAGAGCAAAAAACCTATGTTTTAGGAGAGTTGGCATACCAGAGTGGCAAGCAATATACGATCAATAAAGAAGATTATTTTGAACTTCCACGCCATACCAACCTAAAGTGTAATGCTCCATTTGCATTGGAAATAAATAAGAGCCAAGAGGAGTATCAACAGCGCTGGGTTACAGACTTCATTGACGCTTATGGCGTTAAAGGTTTAATCGGGTTAACAGCATTTTTTGGATCTTTATACGCTCAGCAGATCCGCAAAACACATAAGTCATTTCCATTCGTTGAACTAGTAGGTGAACCCGGTACAGGTAAATCAACTTTGATTACTTTCCTATGGAAGTTGTTTGGAAGGGTAAACTATGAGGGTTTAGATCCTACTAAAACATCCAAAGCGGGTTTAATCCGTACTTTACGCCAAGTATCCAACCTTCCAGTCGTATTTATTGAATCAGATCGCCAAGGTGAAAATTCATCTAAGCAGTTCAACTGGGATATGTGCAAAACCATGTACGACGGTGGCTCATTAGGTGCCATGGGTGTAAAGGCAGGTGGTAATACAACATACGAACCACTGTTTATGGGCACTTTAATTATTAGCCAGAATGCTGAAGTACTAGCATCTGAAGCGATTATGGGCCGTATTGTCCATGTTCATTTTTATAAAGATCAGTTAAGTAAAGCCAGTCTCCACGCCTCACGCAACTTATCAAAATATGAACCTGAGAATGTTAGCCAATTCATTCTGCAATGTTTAAGCAAAGAAAAAGACATTTTAGATACCTTCAATATTGGCTATGAAAAATATGATGCGATGTTGCACCAGGAACAATACAACATCCAAAGCTCTCGTATTGTTCACAACCATGCCCAGCTTATGTCTCTATTTGATGCGATGTGCCGTCATGTAATTGAAGTGCCGGCACAAGTACAAAAACAGGTGACTGAAGAATTTATCAAGATGGCTCAGAGCCGTGACAAAGTCCTCAAGTCAGATCCAGTTATTGTTCAGAACTTCTGGAACACGATTGAAGAAATGGAAGACTCCATACGAAAAGTTGAACATGCAGATAGCGTCGTAAACCACTCGGCTAAGTCAGACATTATGGCCATCAATTTTGCTCATTTATATAAGGTCGCAGCGGATTATCGATACGCATTACCTGAAGTGAATGAATTGCAAAATGCATTACGTCACAGCCTTCATTACCGCTTTGTTGAAGCAAATAAAGCCATACAAAGCAAAATTACCAACTCAACAAAACGATGTTGGATCTTTGAAAAACCAACTTCACAACGGGATCAAACCCACTTTTAACGAAAGGAAAAACACTATGTTTAAGTTAAATATTTCAACACAAGCGTGTATGCAAGCTTCACT